TTCTACACCGGAATGAGACTTCACGGTCGCGGTGTTTCTGATGATCTGAAGAGATCTCTCATTCCCCCGATGCCATATCGTTTCAAGGTCACACGCGGCCAGATGACATCGACAGATGGTAACATCGGGGCACCGGGAGTCAACGAAAGGGCAGACTCGAGGTTCTACTGGGGAGTCATGGGAACCTCGGTCCCTCTCACTGGCTCAGTGACAAACGCTATCCTGAACTCGAACCTCGGTGTTCTCGCCAACCCAATCGTTTCGGCATACACCAAGTTCCAGGGAATCACGCAGCAGGACGTTCTTGTCACCGGTTCCGCAGCAGACGTTCTCAACGCCAACAAGTTCACTCTCGCAAGGGTTGCTCTCGCCAACCAGACGTTCACGGATGTCACAGGCACTGCAGAGATGCACATGAGAGAGGCAGCATACGTTCGTGATGGCGTAAACGATGGAACTGACTACAGGGTAGTCTACGGCAGTGCAACCAATCGCGTTACGATGGCCACTGTTGTTCACAGTTCTTCGGTTGTCTTCAACAGGTTCACGCCCTACATGAAGTTCACCAACGTCTTCTACGGTGGTTTCGACGGCCTGAACATCCTCGACAGAGACAACAGGAGAATGAATGACAGGGCTTCCTCCACAGAGACTTCGACCACTGCAAACGGTGGTAACGGCAAGGCGCTCGGTGCTGTAGAGGCGGGTCTCATCTCCAATGCTGCAGGATCCGGACAGGACAACAACATCATCGCCTCCTATAGGGCTGGTGTGGATATCATGACTGACGAGTTCACGACCAATGTGAACATCTTCGCGATCCCCGGCATCAGGGAAGAGCTTGTCACCGGCTACGCAGCCGACAACGCAAGGGAAAACAGCCTGATGATGTACGTCATGGACATTCCGTCCTACGATGACACTGGTTACAGACTCTGGGACGGAGAGGGCACCAAGCCAAGCGTGAGGAACACTGCTGAGACATTCATCGGCAGGGCAATAGACAACAACTACTCTGCGACGTACTTCCCCGATGTACAGATCCTCGATGAGGTCGTCAACAAGAGAGTCGTTGTTCCTCCCTCTGTCGCGGTCCTCGGTGCAATGGCCTTCAACGACAAGGTCGCCTACCCATGGTTCGCACCTGCAGGTTTCAATCGCGGTGCACTCGACTTCGTGAAGAATGTCAAGGTTCGTCTCAACTCCGGTGACAGGGACACTCTGTACTCAGGAAGGATCAACCCCATCGCGGTCTTCCCGACAGGCGGATTCGTCATCTTCGGACAGAAGAGTCTTCAGCTCGCCAAGTCCTCGCTTGACAGAGTCAACGTGAGAAGACTGATGATCGAGGTGAAGAGAATCGTGGCCGGAATCGCCAACAGGATGCTCTTTGAGCAGAACACGCCCACCACTAGGGCTAAGTTTGTCGCACAGGTCACACCCCAGCTCGCTCTCATCCAGGCACAGGCCGGCATTGAGAAGTTCAGGGTCATCATGGACGACACGAATAACACCCAGGTCGATGTCGAGAACAACAGGGTCAATGGCAAGATTATCGTAGTTCCCACACGGGCTGTCGAATTCATTGCAATAGATTTCGTCATCACCAATGCGGGTGTACAGTTTGAGTGATAGTTACTCATGACAGGAGCTTCTAACAATGGCTGAACTCACTTTCAAGAGCGCTGGCGTAGGGACCAGGGAGATAGACCTCTCTGGCCCGACGTCGGTGACGCCCACCGGAACACCAGCCGGCGTGATCGGTACAGCGAACCGTGGACCAGCGTTCGTGCCGGTGACAGTCGCAAACTACCAGCAGTTCACGAGCGTATTCGGTGAAACCGATGGGCAGTTTGGACCACTCGCAATGTACGAGTGGTTGAGAAACGCAAATGCAGGAACCTATCTTAGGGTTCTCGGCGTCGGCGATGGTAAGACAAGGGCAATTAGCGGAATAAACGCAGGCAGGGTCAACAACGCAGGATTTGTCGTAGGCACACAGCTAGTACAGGACAGCGGTGATCTCGGTGCCAACGGCTATGCGCTCGGCTCTTACACTGGTCGCACAATGTTCCTCGGCTGCTTTATGTCGGAGTCCAATGGATCGACTTTCCTCACTGAGGCAGGTATCCAGAAGGGCAAGTACGCAGCTCCAATCATCAGAGGTGTGCTAATGACGCCGTCTGGTGTCATAGCAACACTCTCCTCCTCTGCTGGTGATGGCTACACGAATCTCCTCCCTTCGACGACAGCACCGACGACTGACCTGGTGGGATTCTTCACTGGCACCATGAACCTCACCAGCGGAAAGCAGGAGTTCGTTCTCTTCCTGTCGGGACACAAGTCGAATGATGCATTCGGTAACATCATCACAGCAAGTTTCGACCCACAAGCATCCAACTACTTCGCAACTCTGTTCAACACAGACCCGCTAAGAATCGAAGAAGCAGGACACTACCTACACACAGCATACGATGTCTACTCACAGTACGCTGTCCCGACAGGATCCAATCTCGCCTCGCGTGGCACTTATGCAGTTGATAGTGCCATACAGGATATCGCATTCATCCTCACGTCATCACTGTCAAGAAACTCCGGATCAGTCATTGTTCCCAACTACGAGGGATTCGAAGACAGGTTCCAGACTGCCTTCTCACCGGGAGTAGTCTCACAGAGGTTCGGAGATCCGGTTGGCGTAGAGCTATTCAAGGTGCACTCACTCGATGACGGTGTCTACGCAAACACGAAGGTGAAGGTCTCGATCAGAAACATCACGCCTTCCAAGGACCCGACCTCGGAGTACGGAACATTCGACCTCTTCGTTAGGGACTTCAGCGACTCCGACGACAACCAGATAGTTCTGGAGTCTTTCGTCGGTCTCAGCATGGACCCGAACAACCAGAGATTCGTCGGCAAGATGATCGGCGATCTCCACACCTACTACGACTTCGATCGTGAGCAGGGTTCACAGAAGTTGGTTGTCGAGGGATCGTACCCAAGAGTTTCGAACTACATCAGAGTTGAGATTCCTGAGTCTGTAATTGCCCAGGAAGTTCCCGCTTCTGCACTGCCACACGGTTTCAAGGGACTGTGGCACCTTGTCACCTCTGGTTCGAGCTTCCTCGCACCAGTCGGACAGAACGCAAACGTCATCGTCGGTGCAAGGCAGCCACCTGTTCCCATGAGAAAGAAGATCGCTGTCGGAACAGGGAACGGGACCAGGGTCGCAGGATACCTGCACTGGGGAACACAGTTCGAGGCCAACGACAGCCTCACCGAGCCAAACAAGAACCAGTACTTCGACAACAACATCGCTTCACACGTCAAGTACTTCCCCAAGTATCACACTGACTTCGCTAACGCCTGGGTCGGTGACAATACAGGGACACCCGATGCGAATGGCACAATCTATGACGCAGACGTGTTCAACAAGAACGCGTTCACGCTTGAGAATGTGCAGGTCATCACCGCGTCCTCAACAGGGCTTCCGGATTCCAACCTGTGGACTTCTGCATCGTACGTGAGAGATGGCACAAGCGTCCAGACAGGATACAGGTTCCTGAAGACCACTGACCTCGGCGACAGCACCACAAGGAGATTCGCGAAGTTCACCTTCCCGCTCCAGGGTGGTTTCGACGGTGTCAATGTCTTCGATGCCAACAAGTCAAAGATCAATGACACTGCAGCAGTGAGAGAGATGCTCTTCTCCACGACGCAGGGTGGACCAAATGGACCCACCGTGGTGAGCTACCGCAAGGCGCTCGACATCCTCGGCGAAGTCGCAGACGTAGACGTCCAGCTCCTGGCTATCCCTGGAATGAGGGAGCCCGGTGTTACCGACTACGCAATCGACACTGTGGAGAACAGGTTCGATGCTCTCTATGTTATGGACATCCAGCAGCTCGATGTCAATGGCAACGTGATAACGGGTTCCACCGATATCCCATCGGTCACCCTGACATCGAACAGATTCTCGAACAGAGTCCTCGACACCTCGTTCGGTGCAGCCTACTATCCCGACCTCGTGATGGCAGACCCCGGCACCGGTGCAAACCTCGTGGTTCCTCCCACGGTCTCGGTCCTTGGAGCCTTCTCGCTGAATGACAAGGTCGCGTACCCCTGGTTCGCTCCTGCAGGATTCACCCGCGGTGCACTCTCCGATGTCATCGAGGCACAGGTGAAGCTCAGCAGGACAAACCTGGACACGCTCTACTCCTCGAACATCAACCCCATCACCACGGTCCCTGGTTCGGTCTCACCTGTCGTATACGGACAGAAGACGATCCTCGCAAGGGCATCGGCACTCGATAGAGTCAATGTGAGACGCCTCCTCATCGAGATTCGTCGTAGAGTCAGGGCCGTGGCCAACACGATCCTCTTCGAGCCGAACAGGACTGCAACGCTCAGCAGGTTCTCCTCGCTGGTCGACCCAATCCTCAAGCAGATCCAGTCCCAGCAGGGTGTGGATCGCTACAAGGTGAAGATCGACACGACCACGACAACGCAGGCTGACGTGGAGAACAACACGATCCGTGGCAAGATCTTCATCCAGCCCACACGTTCGATCGAGTTCGTCTCGCTCGACTTCGTGGTCACCAATGCCGGTGCCCAGATCTAATGACCCTCAACTGAATACATAAGGACAAGGAGCCAACATGGCGGAGAC